ACCGGCAAGAAGGCGCGGTGATCCAATGACCCGCGACCCTGAAGGTAAAGCTCAAGAGGCGCAAACGGGAGCGAAGCGAAGCGGAGCCTCCTCAATCTCCCAACACATGATGGAAGAGATCTGGGGGAGGGCTGAGGCTGCGCTGTCGCTAGACGGTGGCATGTATCCGCTGTCGCGCGACAAGGTAATCACCGGCATCGTCCGCCACGACATCCCCGCCCTCCTATCCTCCCTCCAAGCTGCTCAGGCACGGGTGGGGGTGTTGGAGAAAGCCCTGCGAGACATCAAGAGCGCCTGCGAAGATACAACGGGGCATCCGTGGGCGGCGCTGGACGGCATCGACACAACAGCCCGCCAAGCCCTCTCAGAAGGAGGTGGGACGTGAAGGATTTAGATGAGGCTCCGCGTAAGAGCGCTGCCGCGCCGCGTTCGCACCCGTCGGTGCTGACAAGCGGTAGTCCTGTGGCCCCCGAGCCCCGCTGGTGGGAGGTCAGCCTCTACTCGTTCGGGCGTCGGACCTTCCGCGCCCTGTCTGGCCCCAAGGCCATCTACGCCGCCTTCAAGGCGCTGAACGAGGCTGGATACTACAAGAGTGGTCGCGGCGAGTTCTGGCGCTTCCTCGCCGTCGAGAGCCCGCGCTCGTGGCTTGCCGACGATCAGGGCGACCCGCGCACGCCAGAGTTCGGCGTCGGAAGATGAGCCGCCCCGAGTGCATTTGCTCGCCAACGCGCCACCCGCTCGCGCATCGGCTTGAGTGTCCGTGGTCCCCGAATCCGCAGGAGCCGCCGACGCCCACCCCGCCAATCCACGGGTGCGAACGCGGGGCTGGCAAGCCCTCTTACGCGGAGCCTCCCCCATCCCACCACAAGGACAAGACCAATGACCATGATTGAGAAAGTGGCGAGGGCGCTGTGGGCGGCGCGTGGCGGTGCAGAGCCGTTCCACTTTGCGAGCGGGCACTGGACGGCACTAGCCAAGGAAGCAATCGCCGCCATGCGCGAGCCTAGCGCGGATATGGGGTTGGCCATGCTGGACGCTCTTGAGCCGGGCGCCGTGCCGCGCTCTATGCCGGTCTGCCGCATGTTCACGGCCGCAATCGACGCTGCACTCTCCGAATAGCAAAAAGGCCCCCGCCGTTTCCAGCAGGGGCCAAGGTTGCGGCACGAGGGAGGAGAGCGCGCCGGGTCAGGTCATCGGCGCTCGGCAGTCGCACGGTCCGGGCGGAAGGGCGGGGGCGTTGTGGGTCGCGCAGTCGCTGTCATGCTGCCCGGCCGTCCTCGATATCGGATTCCCGATATCGGACGCACCGCTTGGCGGCCCAAATTCCAGCATCCTTGGATACTGAATTCGCTCGTCGCCAGGCGGGTAGCCGAGGCGGTCATGCTCCGCTTTGCAGAGCGCGTAGGCGACACGGTTGGCACAATGCCCATCCTCGTATTCGCCTTCGGTAGACAGGTGCTGCCCGTCCCCAACCCGGCAGAACCGGGTGACGACGTAGCGGGTGACGGGGCGAACGCGGTATTCCAATAGGTCAGCCATGATAGTCTCCATCGACCCCCTCGGGGGCCTAGAACCGCCAGAGCCGGGCGGCGCGGCAAAGCCTTTCGGCTATCTCACTTCGCGCAAGCCCGTCCCCAGGTCCGCGCCTCGTTCTCTGAGGCGATGCGCTGTTCACGGCCGGCGAGAAGGATCTGAACCCGATCAAACAGGCCGGGGGCATTCCGCAGGGCCTCGTTCGTGTCGATGCGCTCGGGCTCGGCGGGCTCTGCGATGACGCAGGGGCTGTGGACCGGCACGAGAACGTCGCGGGTGACGATGCGCGGCTCGCCGGGCGTGGCGCAGGCCGAAACCGACAGGGCGAATAGAACAAACAGGGCTGGCGTTTTCAAGATGAATTCCTTACGTTGGTTGGGCTGCGGTGACGTGTCCCGGTTCCGACTGGCCGCCCATCGACACGCCTTTGATCGACCCTTATTCGGGCTTGGGCGATCACGCAGCGCCTACTTCACGGTCTCCAAAATCAGCCGGTCGGCATCATCGGCCACGCAAGCCGCGCCAGACGGGCGAGCGGCCATGATGGACCCGATGCGCCTGTTTGCCGTCGCCGTGGCTCTACGGGCCTCGCTGAGCGCCTTCTCCGCCTCGCGCGCCCGTCTGGCGTCATCCACCTTCAGGGCCGCCACAGCCGCGTTCTGGCGGTCGATGGCGGTATTCAGGGTCACCTCGTTCGCCTGACACTGGAGGTAGTTGGCGATGGCGGCATTGCGTTCTGCAGTCGCGCTGACCAGCTTGTGCTTCAGGCCGCCGATCTGGAAGGCGTTGGCGACCAGCCAGGCGCCCAGCGCCGCGGCGATGGCGATGAACAGCCACTTGGGCAGGAAGTCGTAGACGCCCTTGGCGATGAACGGGATCATGCCGCGCTCCTCAGCTCGAAGTGCGGGCCGTCGTTGAAGTCCCGGCCGGGGTGGCGCGCGTTGTAGTCCAGCATGGCCTGGTGGATCATCGACGGGCCAGCGGGAAGGTCGCGCAAATCGCGGTCCCAAACCCCGCCCCAGGTGATCGCCACGCCCTCGATGATGGCCGCCTTGCGCCACGCGTCGGCAATGGTGGCGAAGGGGAACACCTTGTCGCCGTCAATCACGATGGGCCAGCCCAGCCCGGTCCCGCCCCAGGTGAAGTGGCCGTTGATCCACGGCACGCAGTCCACGGCATGGCCGTAGCCGTCAGGGCGGATCAGGTGGTTGGAGTTCATGGTCTTGGAGTAGCCGAGGCGGACCTTTTCGGCCTGCTGCTGCTTGGTTCGGGTGAGCGGTTCGGTGAACCCCCAGTCGATGGCGGATGCCGCGATAGCCAGGTGCGCGAGCTTCACCATCGTCGGGTGAAGGTGGGCCATGTTGGCGATAGACTTGGGGCCGAGGGCGAATGTCATGGGGATGGCGGTCCCTTTTCAGGTGGCGGGGTTTCGGCCAGCGCTGCTTGCCGCGCGCCGAACGGGGTGATCTTCAGTCCGGGAATGGCCGCGGCGATCTTCGCCCACTCGCTCACGGTCGCGCCCATGATATAGGCCGAGTAGGCTACCACGGCTTCAGCAATCAGGCCAAGGCATACCCACTTGAGGGCGTCCGGATCGGACACGCTATAGACCGCCCCCGCGACGATCAGGTGCACGGCAATCAGGATGCCGATGGTCACCACCCGCCGCCACAGCCACGATGCCTCATAGAGCGGGTTCACCGACTGGCCGCCCACAAAAGCACCGGAACGGCCACGCCAAGCAGAAAGCCCATCATGGTTCCCCCGCCGATTGCCCAGCTATCGAACCGCTCACACGCCCTTATCCGGGTTTCCAGGTCGTCCACGCGGTCGCTTAGGCTCTTTCCGCTCATCGACCGACAACACCATGCCAAGCAGGATGAACACGCACGCGGCGCATAACAGCACTTGCCACATGGAGCCCTCCCGGCCATCCCACCACAAGGCATTGTAGCACAAAGAGGGCGTTCAACGAGAGGGCGTATTCAGTGAAAGCGTGTCCGCCCGTCATCCAGAAGGACAGGTGACACACGCAATCCAGCACAAACGTGAAGGCGAGCGCGACCTTCCAGTTGCGCCGATCCGACCCCCACGCAAACAGCGTCAGAAGCCCCGCCGCAAGGTCCATGACCGGATAGGCCCGCAAGCCCGCAGGGACGCCCCACACGGCCACCAGCACGTTGGACCCCGCCCACATGCACAGGAGCATGAACGCCAGCCCCAGCGCGTCCGTGTAGCGGGTCTTATCGTGGCTCCACGCAATGCGGTTCAGGATCAACGCCCCAACCGCAAGCAGCCCGAAGATGACAAACACGAGGTTCATGCACAGTTGATCCCGCCTGAATCCGTCTCCCCGGCCCGCTCATTGCACAAGGCGACAAGCTGAGCCCGCGACAGGCTGTGATGCGCGGCGACCTCATCGAACAGCGCCACCACGCGAGAGCGCGAAGCCGTAAGCTTGGTCATGATGGCCGGAACGCCAGAGTATGCCGCGTCGATAGCAGCATCCCCATCAGCGGCGGCGTTGAAGGCGTCGAGAATCGCGTCGGTCGGCGTGGTCATTGTAGCCCCCTAGGTGGTGGTGTCAGTGATAGCGCCCATCGCCACAAGAGCGGCAATCAGGCTGGTCAGTGCAGCGTTAGACCCTTTGGAACCGGAGACGGTTTGCTTGACGGCTCCCGCCGATCCGAAGAACCCGACTGCGGAAGCGGCCCCGCCGATCTTGGCCGCGCCGGATGCCGTCAGAAGCCCCGCCACAGTCGCCGCGCCCGAGGCGGTTACGGTCGTGGTGGTAATGCCTCCATTCGCGCTGAGAACGCCGGTAACGGTGAGCGCGACAGGAACGGTGCAGACGGTGGACGTACAGGTGAATATCGCAATCCCACCCGCCGCCAAGCCAACCTGATTGGCCGCCGGGAAATACAGGCCTGACGACGTATCGGAGGTCGCCACATAGGCGGGGCCTGACGATGAACCGGCATTGGTCGAAACGCCTTGCGAGAACGGAATCCTCGCCGTGGTCGTGGTCTGGCCGTCAATGGCGATGGATTGGGTGAGCGCCGTTCCGATGTCGGGCAGGGTTTCGTTGAAGTCGGCGGACAGGATCGGGTTGCCCGCGACGGCGGGGTTGATGGCGTTCGCCGGGAGAACGTAGGTTCCGGAACCGTTACGGGCCATTTTGCTGACTCAGGTAGCTGGCGAGCACGGCTCGCAGGAGGGGGTTGTCATGGGCCACGCCCTGAGCGCGGTTCATAACATTTATGGCTTCATCGGGCGAGCTTAGCAGGGCGTCGGACAAGGCCGTAGCGTTGCGGGAGGCGTTCGCGCCCTCCACCTTCTCGCCCAGCCATTGCCACGGGTTCGGACGGGACAACATGCCAGAGAGGGCGTTTGTTCCGCGCATGGCCTCTTGATCGGCCACGTTAAACGCCGTCATGGAGCCGGGGTGTTGGCGCTTGCCGGTCGCCGCCAGCACTTCCAACAGGCTATTGATGTCCTCCCCGCCGGTTTCGGCTAGCGCGCCTTCAAGCGTCTGTCGCTGGAGCGGGTTGCCCGCGATCTGAGCGCGCCACTTTGCGCCGCCCCACGCATTGAGGCCCGGCTGCAAATCCTGTGACGCGCTGGCGAACGTCTGCCCCAGGTGCGCGCGGGTCAGGTCTGCGCCGATGTTCGGGTCGCGCAAGGCCATGAGTTGCAGGGCTTGAACCGTCTCGGCATCAGCGCCGGGGAACGGGTCAGCGGGGAACAGCGCGGCGGTTTGCTGCCCGAGTTGCGGGTTTACCTTGTCCCCGGCCATGCGGCCAAGCGGACCGGCCACAAGCGGGTCAACGAACGCGCGATGGCCCGTCTCGACGGTCTGACGGGCAAGCGTGTATTCCGGGGAGGTAACGTCGCCGATGGCGCGGGCGTTGTCCGCCGACTCGCCAATGAGGCCAGCGCGGAAGCGGTCGCCCTCTCGCATCTCCGTAGGCATGGCGTTTTCGGCGTCGGTCCGCATACGCTGAACCACGACGTTCTGGAACTCCATATCCCCGTCAGGGATGTTGCCGTAGCGGGCGGCGTAGACTGGATCGTTGCGAATGGCATCCCGCGCCGCGATGTAGCTGGGGTCATTCTCAAGGAACGCCTGATAGCCAGGATCGACTTGCTGACCGGGAAGCTGGTCGTATAGCGGGCGGGCGCTTTCATTCACGCGCTGGCGAGCGGTCGCAAGGGTTCCTTCCGCCGCTTGCTGACCGCGCTGCGCGACAAGGCCCGGCGGGGGAGCGGGGGGGAACACGTCGTCAAGCGTCTGATTGACCGCTCCTGTCACTTGGGCGGGGCGTTGGGCCATGACGGGGCCGAAGCGGTTAGCCCCCTCTGGCGTGCTTTCCACAAACCGTTGCAGCCTTCCCGCCGATTGGCCGCCCGTGACTTGATCCGCCGCCTCGGCAAGCGTTAGCTGAATGCCGCGCCCGTGGGCGTCCTGCATAAGTTGCTGGATGGCTTGCTGTTGCGCGGGGTCGATGCCTTCAAGGGAACGGCCAAGCATGGCAAGTTCGCGCCCGTTGGGAACGAGGTTTGAAGCCCATGAGCCGCCAAACCCTCCCGCCATGCGCCCCAAGCCCTCCCATTCAGGATGGCCGCTCGCCGTGGCGGCGTCGCCAAACGCCTGTGACCCGAGGCCGGAAAGCACGGGGTCAGCAAGGCGGGTCCACCCGCGCCCGGTAAGCGCGGCGGGGGCCTGTTCACCGATGGACTGGGCGTATTTGCCGGGCAGCGTCTGCGCGTCATCGAACGCGCCGAACATGGTCTGCCAGCCCTCTTGCGTGTCGCCGCTGGTGGGAGCGCCGCCGACGTTCGTGTAGTCCTGTGGGCCGCCCGACCTGATGGCCTCATACTGCTGCTGACTAATCAGGCCCGCGCGGTGAAGGCCCTCGGCGGTCATGTTCTCCCAAGCGTTGCCGACGATGGATTGTGCATCGCCGAGCATTCCGGGAGCGGCGGATACGGCCCGTGAGACGCCGGTTCCAAGACCAACAACCATGTCTTCAGGAACCTTTCGCTTCGGAGCGAAGGGGTCTCCATTTGCCCGGTAGTTGGGCCTGCCCGTTTCCGGGTGCATCGTCCGAAGCATATCGGAGCGGCTCACCCCGCGCACACCTGTAGGCGGGACGCGGTTTCCGTAGCGGTTCGGATCGTTGGGGTCGTGACGGTCGCCGGGAAGCGCGCCGAACTGCGCGCCAACCTGATATGTCTTGCCCGTGCGGGGGTCTACAACCCACGTCCCGCGCGGAAGCTGCTGGCCTTCCAAGTTTGTGCGAACGCGCACGGGGTTGCCCTTAGACGAGCCCGGCGGTCCTCCCCGATTAGTCGCGGCGAACGCCTCGTCAAACGAGGGACCGTCTCCGAACGGGTCGTAATCAACTGGCGTCTGGCGCGGGGGCATTAGCCGCTCACTCGGATGTATTTGCCGGGACGGTTCGGGTCAGGAATATACCAATTCCCGTCACGGGGGCTCTTACGTGCGTTGGCCGGATACCCGGCAGGCGGGCGCTCTGCGGCCTGCGGAGCGGGCTGTTGGCCCTGCGGGCGGGCTGGCGCAGCGCCGCGAGCTTGCGGTTGACCACCCTGCGGAGCGGCGCGATCCGGCTCCTGTATCCACCCCATGGCCCGTTGCGTCTCTTCCGGAACCACGTCGGCAAATGCGCCCGGTCCGTATGAGCGTTCCACAATCCCTCGGTATGGAAGCACACGGTCGCGCAGGGTCGCGTTCGTGGTCTGATAGATGTCCGTCGCGGTCGTATAGAGTTGCTGGCGGATTTGGGGCGAGAACATGCCGTTGGAGTCAATGAACCCGCGCAGCCCGGCGATGCCGCCGTTGATGCCCTGCGCCTTCAGTTGCAGCGCCACGTCGCCTTCACGAACCACGCCCTCGTCAATCAGGCGCTGGATGCCGTTGATGATGGCAATGTCGCCCGCGCCGTTCTGTTGGCGGTAGCCCGCCTGCACAGCGTTGTAGTTGCGCTGAAGCTGGGTCGCGGCGGTAAGAACCGGCGCAAGCTCCTGACGGAACCCGCGCAGGGCCGCCATGCGGTTTTCGCCGGTTGTCGGGTCGGCAGAGCTTCCCGGAATATACGATTGCCGCCCACCCGGCGCGGCCTGAAAGCCGCTCGGGGGAGCCCACGCCTGCGTCACGCCGCCGGTCGGAGAGCGGTTGAAGGCGGTTCCTTGGGCCGCGCCCGGGACGCCAGCCTCTTGACCAGACACAACCTGAGACATGGCCGCCTGAGGAATGGGAAACGGCGTAATTCCGCCCTGCGGATTGGCGGGATTATAGTAGGCGGGAACACCGTTAACCGTCGTCGTCTCGTATTGCGTCGGCGCGTTCATGCGCTGCTGAATCTTCATGACCATTGCCTGCGCTTGGTCATACGTCTCAGGCCGCGAGGCAAGTTGGCGGATCATCTGCATTTCGCCCGCCGTCGCGCCTAGCGGATTGGGCTGCTGTTGCGGAGCCTGAGGGTTGCCCCCCACGCCTTGAGGGGAAGGCGCAGGGGGCGGTTCCTGCGTCGGCTGGGGGCCGGGCGCAGAAGGCTGGCCGCCAAGACCGATGCCAAGACCTTGAAGGGCTTGGTTAGTCTCGGGGCTAAATTCAACGGGCGGCTGTTGCGGGGCGGCTTGCGGGTTCGGGCCGGTCGGTGCGCCGGGGCCGTAGCCAAGCGAGAAGAACCGATGATTGCCAAGGTCAACGCCGCGTCCGTTGTCCCACGAGGGCGGACGGCGGCCCAAGGCGCTTTGGGCGCGCGGGCTATAGAAGTGATCGGCCCCGCCCGTCACGTCTTGTCCTTCAAGCGCGGGTTGGATCGCCTGCATGATGGGCGCAAGCTGATCGGGCGTAAGCGCCTCCATGCGGGCGCGGGTCGTCGGGTTCATCCACGGCTCAAACTGCCCACGCTCGCGGACGATTTCAGCGGGGGATTTGCCGGTCTGGCGAGCGCGGTTGAAGATGACGTTCGCAACCGCCTGAATGCCTTGCGGGCCTTCCGAGCGAGCCTCGCCCCACGCGGTGCGCGCTACAAGGTCAAGGTCTTGCGGGCTGTAACCGTGAGCCGGAGCGGGAGGCGGCGCACCCAAGGCAGACGCCAGCCCGCCCGCGCCAGCGCCCATAGCGCCCGGTTGTGGGGCGGGGGCCTGCGGAGCGACTGGAGCGGGTTGCGACGGCGGGCCGCCCAAGCCTTCAAGTTGAGACAGGAGCGACGACTGGCGACCCTGAAACTCGCCCTGTAGGGCTTCCTGTAGGCTGCTATCCGCCTTGCCCTTGGAGTATTGCGTGATGCCCAGCGCCGCCAGTTTCGCGGCAAGCTCACCCCATGATTGTATCTTCTCGCCCGATGCCTGGATCGAAGCGAGTGCGTCCTCAAGGTATTTGCTCCGCGTTTGAGCCCGCCTTACGACAGGGCTTTGCGCGAGGGCGTCAGACAGGTTCATTTAGCCGCGCAGCCCCATGAGGCCGCCCAGCCTTCCGGCCCCGCCGTCTTGACGCTGCTGAAGGCGTTGCGCCCACTGGCCGCCTCCAAATTGTCCGCCGCCGTGGGGTGCGAACTGGCCCTGTTGCGGGAACGGGCGCTGCTGTCCCATCTGCTGGCCGAAGTCGGGACGCGGCCCCATGCCGGGCATCATGCCGGGGTTGAAGTTCGGAGGAACGATCCCGCCAGACGGAGGCATTTGCGGAGCGTGCTGCTGTTGCGGCATCACTTGCGGCTGCATCTGGGGAGGCTGCATCTGGCCCATGCCCGGTTGAGGCTGGGGCGGTTGCATACCCGGCATTCCCTGCGGCGGGAACATCGGGCGCGGTTGAGGCGTCACGCCCCCCATCGCAGGGGCTTGGCCTTGCGGGTTGGGAACCTTCGGACCCGACTGCTGCTGAAGCGCGGTGGCGAGGTTAGACAAGGCTTGCATAGTTCACCTTCATGAAGCCGCTTTCGTCCATGTGGACAGCGTGCGGATCGGTCTTGAGAATGTCCTGAGCCATGACGCCAAGGCGACGAATGCCCGGCGCATCCCAGATGTAGCGGTAGAACCACCAATCGCGGCCCTTGTGCTTGCCGAAGGGCTCGATGTCGGTTTTCAGGCGACGGTCAGACGCGGCCATTGCCGCCGATCCGCCAAGTTGGAACAGGCCGCCAAGAAGCGCCGCCTGCTGTTGCGCCGCCGTCTGGTAGTTGGCGTTCGCCTGCTGCTGATAGAGCGCCTGAGCCCCGAGGTAGTCCGTGGGGGCCACTCCGGTGGGCGTGAAGTTCTGTGTCGGCATCGTCACCTGATTGCCGCTCATCAGCGCCGAAAACTGCTGGATCGGCAGGTTCTGGGCATAGGCCATTTCCTGCCCGGCCTGATCCCGCGTGGCGTTGTTCAGGTTCGCGTTCGCTAGGGCCTGCTGATAGGCCTGCTGTTGCGCCGTGTTGGCGAACGCCGCCTGCCCCTGGTTCTGCGCATACTGCTGGCCCGCCGCCTGATTGGCGAACTGGCCTTGCGCGAGGTCTTGACCCCAAAGGCGGGATTGTTCAGCCCCGGCCCCGGTAATGGCCCCGTAGAGCGCGGTGTTGTAGGCGTCGTTACGATCCCGCCCAAAGGCCCCGTAGGCGTTCTGCGCGCCTGTGGAGTTCATCGAGAACCCCTGATTGGCGAGCATGTTGTTCAGGCCGGATTCGCGCTCCTGCCACATCGGGTCAAGGCGCGAGCGGGCTTGATCCCATAGCGTCTGTTCAACGCGGGCGCGCTCATCTCCGAAGTCATCGGCCCCGACATGGCCCTGCACCGCTTGGCCTTGGTCGAATCCCTGCTGGATCGGCTGGCCGTTGACGCCGTATTGCAACGCGGGAAGGCTGTTGTAGTTGAACGGCGTATTAAGCGCGTTCGACACGTTGCCAAGCTGCTGGTTGGCGATGCCCAGCGCACCGGCTTGGGCCTGTGTCTGCTGGTTATAGATCGCCTGTTGCTCGGGGCTGAGCGACGTGGTTTGCGTCCATTGGTTCGACCCGTCCGTGGGCTGCTGCCACGTTACGTTGCCGGTCGGACCGATCTGGTTGTAGCGGTTAAGCTCGGCTTCCTGCTGTGCGGTAGCCTGGTTCGCCGCCGCTTGGGCGTTGGCCGTCGCTACCGGATCGGGAGGCGTGGGGGGCTTGGGTGTCGACTTTCCCATCTAGGCTCCAACGGCTCGCAAGCCATTCTTCTTTGAGGAGCCCGGAGATTACGGCGTCGTCGTCCCCGAACCCCTTTCGAACTTCGCCCTCTTTGACGAACCCGAAAGTTTGCAGGAACCGCCGCGCGCTGGCCGTTCGTGACGGTGTGAGCGCGGTTACCCGTTCACACCCTAGCTTATCGAAGGGGTAATTCATAATGCTTTTTATGATGGGCCGGGTCAGCCAGCGCGGGCTTGCGGAGGCGAATGACACCTCTACTGACCTGTAGCGCGGTATCCAGTTATTGAAGACCACGCCGCCAAGAATGCCGGTCTCGCCCATCACACCAAAGGCCGTGCAATCGCCAAAGTCGGACCCATCGCCCATCTGGTCGATACGGTCGGCGACCCACCACGCCATGCGAGGGTCTACAAACAGCCTCAGAGTTGACCCCCGACTTGGAATTGCAAGTCATAACCGATCAATTGAACAGCCACGGCATTGGAAAGCGTGCTTTCCGTGATGAGCGTATCGCCCCCGCCGGTAACGATGATGTCACCCCCGCCGGTCGATAGGCTGCTGCTGGTCGTGGATTGGATCGAAACCACCATGCGCGGGGCTCCGAAGTAGCCAAGGCCGGTTACGGATGTCCAGTCAAAGCGAATGGCGTCTTCTTCAGCCCAAACCCCGTTGTCCCAGATCGCCTCATCCCAAATCGCTTCCGTGGTCCCGACAACGGTAGGAACCGCGCTCGGCAGCTTCAGCTTGAAGTCGACAAGCATCTCAAGGGCAGGACGGACGGAGTTGGGAGCCCGAAGCACGGGCCTGAGCATGGTGAATTTCTTGTTCTGCGCGGAGCCTCCGAAGGCAGAGAAGGCCGACAAGGCATCAGCCTGGATGGGCTCTCCGTCATCCGCCGCGCCCGTGTCCCACATATAGACCCCATCGAGCCCGCCGAAGTACGGAACGTCGTTGGCGATGGCCCAGCACATCGCGTTCATGGCCGTGAACCGGCACCACGCGCCCGTCAGGATATTCTGCACGTATTGGACGGACGTGGAGCCTTCAGCGGTCGGGATATTGATGATTGCGAGAGAGCCGCGAGCATAAAGCATCCCCTGCCAGCCGAAATTCGACCCGTAGAGGATGGTGGACTGCGCGAAGGCGTTCTGAATCTTGGACGTGACCGCGACGAGGTTCTCTTGCGCGCGGTCCAGCTTCAGGGCTTGGCTTAGCGGAACGATGCCGTCCGTGGTCACGGCCATCAGGTCGGAGCCATATTTGAACAGCGCCCTCCGCCCAAGGGGAAGCCCAACGGAAAACACGCCGATCAAGGCCCATTCGGTCGCAAGGTCGGGGTTCGTCCCCTGATAGACCGCGACCTCGCCCTGGTTCGTCATGAACACCGCGAAGTCGTCAACGCCTTGCCCGCCGTCCAGCGACCACGTAGCGCAGCACTGAAGCGCCCCGCCCATCTGGAACACGGGGCCTAGGTCTAGGAGATTGGCAGCCCCCGCGATGGCGTTGGTATCCAGATACCACACCCGCATCGACGCTTCTTCAATCATGAACAGGCGGCGCTTGTGGGCCATGATGTCAATGAGCGTGTCGGGGTCGAGCGTAATGGCCCCCGCCGTGCCGGTGATGGTCGTGGTTCCCCACGTCGTGCCGTCATACTTGATGGGCGTGTCTTCGCCGTTCACCGCGATCAGGAACGCGCCCGCATCGTTGGCGAAGTTCACGTATTGCCAGCGGGCCGACGTGAAGGCCGAACCCACCTCTACGGGGGCCGCGCCCTGCACCGTCACGTCATAGATAAACTCATCCGCCGCCGCGTAAATCTCATCGGAGCCCGAACCCGCCCCGCGATAGATCAGCAGGGTTTCGACCAAGCCCGTCCCGATGGCTTGCTGAGCATATCCACGGCGCATCTCGATATAGCCGGGGCGCGGAATCCAGTTGTCGAGAATGACCGCGTTCGTGGGCGGCATCTTGGCAAGGGCGGACTGTGCATCCCAACCACCAATCGGCGCGGGGATGGATCGTGCTTGGGCGACCTGTTGGCGGTTCGGATTGGAGCGGAGGGCTTGTCTCATTTATGCACAATCACCCGCACGGTCCCTGAGCCTAAATCAACCGCACCGGCAGCGCCAGCGGGGTTGACGAATTGATAACTGACTGTGTTTGCCGCGCTCACCCACGCAACCAGCTCGACGCCCTGCAAGTCAAGGCTAAACGAGGCTGTGACCGGATTGCCCAACGCCGCGCCCGTTACCGTCATCGTCTGGATCGGGTCAACCGCACCAGCAGCAATATTGCCGGGGTTGTAGGTGGCGCTCCCCTCGATAATGGGCCGCCCAAGTTCGTTCCACGTCCCGGTTAGCGTCCCGTAGTGCTTTTCGAAATCGCCGATGATGATTTCACGGGGGAGATAATCAGAGGCCGGGAGGGACTGATTGCCAACCACAACGCGCCCGTAGCCAGAGGCGGGCAGGGTCGGGCCGTTGATGATGGTGGACGTGGCCAGATCAACGGTGAAGTCATTGCCCGCCAGCAGCGCGCCGTTCGCCACGTCAGCAACCCACCCGGCCTCCTGAAGGCTGGAATATCCGGGGTTGTTCCAGAAGCGGTACTGATCCACCGCGACGATGGTTGCCCCCGATTGTGGCGCAAACGCGCGAGCCGTCGTTGCGGGGTCCAATGTGTTGGTATTGTCCCGAAGGTCAAAGCTCAGCCTTGCTGAGATGTCAGCGCTGACATAGCCCGTATAAGTCAGGATTTTGTTGTCGTTCGGCGCGTTGGTGTTGATGCACTCAAAGTGCACCTTGTTTGCCATCGCCTCGATGATGGATGCGTCAAACTCAATCAGTCCGCGAGAGATGGCCGTAGTGGCAAGGGCCTCTGGAATAACCTTCATCCCATCAACGGAGAAAACGGAAGTGGGCGAGTCGCTGTCCAGAAAAGCATAAAGGACATTCCGGACGGCCACCTCCGTGTGAAGTTCGCCGCCGATAACCCGTGTTACCTTCTCGTCGTCAGGATACAGGTGCTGGGACGCCAATGGAATAAATGACGTTCCGAGCGGGGACGTGCCGCCGTTCTTCTGATACCGGAAGTAAGGCTGGTCAACGATCATGGAGCCATACTGGCTGTCCACGTCGTGGCCGTTGGGGATGGAAACAACCGCCTGACGGATGAACTTGGGGCGGACCACCACCGTCTCCGCGCATTGGGTCTTGATGCCCCGCCCCTGACAATCTTCAGTCACGCAATCAATTAACGTCGCCCGCTTGCCTCGCGGGAGGCTTGAGCCATCCAGCCCCCCGAAAACCGCGATGCCGTCAGCGTCCTGCACCGCGTTGAGGATGTTTTTGGCAACGATGCGCTCAAGCACGATGTCCGTGCAAAGGCCGCCAATGCGGATCCCCTTGCAGTCACCCGTCGCATCCAAGCTGGTGTGGCGCGACGCGCGGTTAAAGGACAGATCACGGATTCCGTATTGCTCGAACGGCCCCAGCACCTGTGCGCCGTAGGCAACCCCATTAGAGCCAGACGGGGCGTAAACGTCGTTAACCTCGACGCCTTCTATAGTACACGTCGCGCCCAGAGCGGTGCCGCCCGAATTGCTGGATATGACCAGTCCGCGCTGAACCTTGTCGGAACAGTTGAGGGTCAGCCTTCCCCACACCCGGTGACTGTTAAGCGCCGTCGAGAACACCGACAGCAGAAACTCAAAGGCCGTGGAGCCCGCATCAACCTCAATGGTCACGTCGTCATAAAAGACGTTCAAGACGCCGCTGGCGACCGTGCTGGGCGTGGAGATCGGCCCGTTGACCGCATAGGTCCCGCGAGGAACATACCCCCGGATGCGGTTGGCGATGCAATAGTCGTGGAACGCCAGCAGGGTTGCGGTATTAACCGTCGCCGTGCCGGTTAGCGAGCCAAAATTGGCCGGAGTCACGGTGTTGGAAATACGGGCGTATGTGTCCCCAAGGATGCCGTTCAGCTTTAGCCTGAAAAGCTCGTCGTTCTGCTTTATGGGGAGGGCATAATCGGTGACTACCGGCATCAGTTCGGCCCAGGGAACGTGCCTTCCGGGTAGATGGAGGCGACGAACCCATCATAGCCGCGAAGGTTCAGGCGGGTTGCGCCGCCGTCGCGGCCTCGGGCTTGCTGGACCTGTCGCTCATAGGTGCGGAAGTCCTCGGCGTATTCCAACCCCTTGGTCTTCATGAAGCGCCAGCGGACACCAAGCTTGATCAGCTCTTCATCAAGGTAGGACGTGTCATCGTCGGCAGAGAAGCGGGCTTGCGGGGTTCCTGCTGCCGAGATGGCCCAATTCTTGGTCACATACTCGTAGGCGATGGTTTGGGTAGGCGGAACCGGGTCGGGCGTGGCGAGGAAGATGTTGCCCCGCTCACGCCACGAGATGTAGACGCGGTTAAGCTGGGGTTGGGCCTGGATCGCTTGCCAGTCTTGCGGGGTCAGCGGGCCTAGCAGGTTTCGTCGGGTGGTTCGGTTGAAGAACGTGTTCGCAATGAACCTGTCGAGGTCGGCGGGGATGGCGCTGGTCTGAACCGCCGCCTCCGTCGTGTCGAAGGTGTATTGCATGGTAAGGGCCTGCCAGTCGTGACGACTCGCAAGCTCCTTGCCCTCTTCATTCGCCAGCGCGTAAAGCTGCCTTACTTGGGCGTCCTGGCTTGCGACGACCGCTTGGGGCCGGGGCAGGCTCAGGAGGTCCGTTACGTCCTGAATGATGGTCAGCAGCGTCATGCGTCAGGCTTCCGCCCTTTGAGCCGTCGCCGTCCCTGTCCAGTGGAGACAGCCCTTCTTCGATCAGGAACGCCGCCCAAGCCTCGGGGTGGTTCTTTTGATCTTGCTCGGTGGCCGCGCGGGGTCCGACGATGGAATTCGCGTCCGAAACATACATGAAGGTGACGCGGTTCTCAACCTTCTGGAAATGCGCCCCCCTCTTCACTGACTTGTCTCCGCTCTCCCGCTGTGTCGCGTCCATTGTTCTTCCCTTGGGCTTGAATGAGTGAGTTCATTTGCGCCTTGAGCGCGTCGATTTCTTCCTGAAGCTTGGACTCGCGCAACAGGGCGGCATCCAGCGGAGCATTGCCCGCCGCCGCCTCAAGGAACGCCTTGGCGCGGTCGCGTAGCTGGCGAGCGCCTAGGCCCAGGTTCTGAAGCTGCCCGTCAGAGACGCCCGCAAGCTGCTCCACGGTGCGGATTTTCTTGGCCTTCAGTTCGGCGACCTGTGACACGCTCACGGCGGGCCACTGCTCAAGGGGGGTGCCGTCCGTGGCCTCTTCCGCGTCTTCCTTGAAGCGCCGCCATTGCTCGGGCCAGCGATCCTTGTCCTTGTCCTGAACCTCGCGATCCACTTCCGAGCGGGTGTCGCCCGGAATGATGATCCGGACGTAATCCTTGTCCACGAAAATGGGCCTGCCTTCTTCCTGCGAACGGAAGTTGTGCTGAACCGCCTTCACGTAGAAAACCGGGATGGAGTTGTCTTGGTCCTGTTTCATGCGTCCCTCTTGTAAAGTATATCGCGCCCAAGGCGGGAGCGTTCCGTGTAGCCGCGAGCCTCTAGCCAAGCGGTGGGGTTCTCGCCCAGTCCCTTGACCTCAAGGATGATGGTCGGCGAACACCGCGCCAGCGTCCGTTGCGCGCCCTTCAGGGCCTCAAGCTCATGGCCTTCGATGTCGAGCCAGATGAGCGAGGGGGACAGGTCCAGCGTGTCGATGGTGGTTACGGGGATGCCGTCATCATCGACACGGACACCTACCTTGTGCGCTCCGCAGTTGCCCTGTTCGACCTCGTAAACGTCGCAGGAGCCTTCCTCCGCACCAAGGGCGCTTTCGTAATAGCGCACGTTCGGGGCGCGGTTGGCGAGGTTGCGCGACAGGCAGGCGAAGTTCGTCGGATCGGGCTCGAAGGTGTAGACCTCGGCAAAGTGCTTGGCGAGCATGGCGGCATAGACCCCCACGTTCCCCCCAGCCTGAATAACGACTTCATGCGTGGAGTTATCCAGCGCCCACGGGATGGCCGGGATGACCTCGCGGATGATGGCCGGGCGGCATTGTTCGTCGCTGGTCGGCCACCACCAATCGCCCTTTTGGGCAATCTCCTGCGCCGCTTCGCCTATCCAACCTGACATAGAACCCTCGCTAGATCGGGGATTAGCCCCTTGCCATGAACGCGCAGTGTAATGCCTTGGCCGGTCAAGTGCATCCACGCTTCCTTGAACTCTTCGGCTTGGCGGGCCATCCAGATTGCGGCCTTGTAGGTCTTGTCGCCAAGGCGAAGGGTGATGACCGTCTCGCCGTCATTGAGCGGCTGTGCGTAGGCGTGATGGGCGTCATCCTCATACGAGGAATCCATCCCATAGACGTGGATGCGCTTGAAGCCGGAAATCCAGCACAGGTTCAACGCCCGTAGCCCCACCGTTCCCCCGCCCGGCACAACCACGATGGGGTGCGTTTTGTCGTAGGGCTCAAGCACGTCCATCAATTCCTGATAGGCGATGCCGTTGGCGCAATGCCAGACGACGACGTTTTGATCCTTAAGGGCATCGAACAGCGACGGGTCGCACTGGCTGGCTAGGTAGTATGTTACCGCGTGCTTGGTCGGCTGGATGAAGTCGATGTTCTCGGGCCGGGCATCCAGAAGCACGATCCCGTCAGGGTGAATGCCGTGCTTTCGCAGCATGTTGGCGACGCCGTTTACCGCGATGATGTGGGCTCCCGCCCTCTGCCGGTTCCTCAGGCTGTAGATCGACCGCTTGAGGCTTGGACCGCCACAGACGACAACGGCCTCTTTTGCCTTTGGGAAACCGATGAACCACGGGAGCGGGCGCTTGCAATTGGCCTCCACGTTCTTGAGGATTTGAGCCTGACTGACGTTGCCGCCGTCCATTTTCGGCAGGACGTAATCGCCGCCCACCTTCCAGACGTGCTTCACCCATCCGCCGCAATCAGGGGGTTTCGGCTCGCCGTGGAATATGACCGCGACGGCCCCAGTCGGGATGCTCTCGCCAGCGTGGGAGCGGTAGCTTACGAACATGCCGGGCGGGAAGGTGTTCCATCCCCCGACTTCCGTTAGCCAGTCCTGGTCACCGTGCAGGCGGGTCTTGTCGGCGTGGTCGAACAGGCCCCACACCTCACGGTGTTCGCCGTAGTCCCACACCATGACGGACGAGTTATAGCCCGGCAGGTGCCAGTCGCGGATGATGCCCTTGGGAAGCCCCTCAAGGCGGCCTGTGATGGCTACGTCGAGGTCGAAGTAGATAACCCGCTCGCCCTCGGCCCAAGGCATGTGGGGGCTGAACAGGGCCAGTTTCTGCCACCAGCCCTCAAGCCTAGGCAGGGCGGGGATTTTCTGAACGCCGCCTATCTGTTCGGGCTGGTCGGTGACGCACCAGAACGTGAAGTCTTCCGTCAGGTTGCGGTCAACCATGTCGCGGAGGATTTCGACGTATTCAGGCCCGTAGCGCGTCCCTACGCGGACGCAGACTATGTTCAGGGTCATTGCATCGTCGGGGGCAGGATGAGCTTGGGCGTCGTCAGGAGTTGAACCTTGCGCGCCTTGGCTTGCTGGTAGGCATGAACAGCCGTCGCCATCGCAGCGGCTTCCTCATCCGAGCGCGGGACCGCCACGCAGCCCTTGGGGACGATGGTGAAGCCCTCATCAATCAGCCATTGGTCGTGGGCGTTGATTGCGGCGTGGGCGGCCAGTAGCGCGCCGTCGAGTTCTTCGTCCGATACGTCGTCGTTGGCTTCGTCGCCTCGCAAGGAGGCTAGGATTGCGTCGGCTACCACTTTGGCTAGCGCGTCAGTTTCTTGGGTCATCTGCTTTCCCTCTCAGACACCGTGACCATAAACAAAAACGGCGGGAGCCGAAACCCCCGCCGCTTCCGTTACGCACCTAGCAATACTCGCTAGACGGAGGTGGACCTTGCCCAGAACGCCTGGTTAGCGACGACACCGCCCGTGGTGTTCACGGTATAGGTGGCGACACCAGCCGACGCGGCGGAAACCGCCGAACCGGAAGAGCCAGCGGTGATGTTGGCGGTGGACGAGAGGGTGCCCGCCGCCTTCAGATAGATGTGCTTGCGCCCGTCGTTGGCCCAAACGGGGGTCAGGAGGCCAAAGGCCAGCGTCGAGGACTTGGAGTCAAGATCGACCCCAAGCATCGGGCTGGTGGCGAAGACTACGGAGGAGGTGGAAGCCATTGATTTGTCCTTTCAACTCAAAGGCTTACGCCTTGAGGAGCCCTTGGAGGAAGCCGTTCGAGAGCGTCATGTTGCCCGCGAAGACGATGAATTGGACCGTGGCGTCCTGATTGAGCGAGTCGCGCTTGTCCAGAGGAACGAAGTTGCGGTCGCGGTGGGGACGCCAGTGGATGTAGTCCGTGTTCAGGAAGTACATATGGTTCGTCGGACAGTTGCCGCCGTATCCGCCGTCCAGAACCACGTCGGAGTTCATGTACTTCAGGCTCACGAAGCCCGCTTGGGCCATCTCGTCGGAGGTGATCCGCTGGATGGTTTGCAGGCTTTGCAGATAGAGCTGGTAGTAGTTGTTGTCGGCCATGATCAGGTCGGGGTGATCGGTGCCGCGAACGAGTTGGAGGTAGATGGAGTTCATGTACTTCTGGATGTTCGCAGAAGTGGCCGCCGTGCCGCCATCGGTGGAAGCGTCGTAGACCTTGTTGCGCCAGAAGCTCCAGGTCGCGCGGTTGATGCCGCCCACGGTGCCGGTGGTGGGGTCGTCGGCGACCAGCAGTTGCAGGCCTCCGATTTGCTTGCCACTGGAAGCCGTGCCGTCCGAGTAAACGTCGGCGGCGATGTTGTTCGCCATCGTCTTTTCGGCGTTCTTGATGCGCGAGGCCAGCAGGTTGATGACCGCTTCCGGGCCGGTGTTCTGCACGTCGCCTTCAAGGCCGGAGATGCTCACCGCGACGGCGGCTTGCTTCCAGTCGAATTCGGCGGCGGTGAACACGTCGGACGGCGAGATGTTCAGGGTCTCGTAGCCCGAGTAACGCTGGAAGGTAGCGTTCTCGGCGTATTCGAGTTCCTGCACAATCGTGCGACCGCCAGAGACGGTTTGCATGTTGCCGCGCTTTTTCAGGCGGGCAAGCAGTGCGTTGTTTTTCGTCCTTGTGTTTCGGGGCCTTCGCCCGTCGTCCCCGGCTCTTTATCCGAGGCTCCTGCATCTTCTTGTTCGATGCAGAGCAGACTATCTCATCGCTTCACGTCTAGCCCGTTTGGTGGCGCTGATCTTAGCGCCGTGGCCTTTCGGCTTTCCTAGCTGGGCTTGCCTGCGCTTTTCGTTCGCCTCGGCTGACCACCGATTGCCGGGGTTCAGTTGCGCCGCCTGGACGCCCTTGGCGATAGCCTCGGGTGTAGGCGAGAACGATACGACATGCTCATTGAGAAGGCGGTTGGCGACTGCGAAGGCCCTCATCCATCGCAATTCGGCTTCCCGCTTTTGCTCAATGGCCGCGTCGCCGGGCAGAATCTCCAAAACCTTCATGTCGAAGGCCTCGGGACCGAACCGGGTCCAGAGCGTTTGCAGCTTCCCGCAGGCGTGGTTGCCCGCGTTCAACAAACAGCGATGCTCGCGCATCCGCTTGGCCGGTTTGCCCTTTGTGCAACCAACGTAACCGTCTCCGGTCGCGCTGCATGTCAAAGCGTAGATCGTGACCATTCGGGATTCCCCTCTTTGGTTATGAAGCGCCGGGCGCTCGTGGGCAGATTATTCTTTCGTCACTGCCTAGTCGTTACACCTTCCGCGACCCTCAGGCTATGCCCTACGTTCGCGGCTTGGCACGGTATTGGCGTCTCAGCGTCCACCGTTTTCACCCGGTTTTATACAACGTCCCGTATGTTAAACGTTGTCCGCCAGCTTACCCGTGCGATTCCGCAGGGTAGTCGTGACGATTTCCGAAAGGTTCGGAGATGCCATCTACATGTTCCTTTTACGCACGATCCCCCATCGCTCGACGGATGGTATCGTGCAGGGATTCATCGGGGAGGTCTTGCTTGGGAGCGCCAAGGGTTGACCCGGTGATTGAACCGCCAGCCTTTTTCGCGGCTTCGGTTCTCTGACGCTCGGCTTGCGTCGCCTGTTTCGGTTTGCTTTGATCCGCCTGGATAAGCTTTCGAATGTCAGGCCGCGCCCAAGTCGCCATTTCGTAGGCGTTCTTAAGCTTTTCGTCCAACGTGTCGCCTTTGACGCGACCCGCCGCGATCAAGGCCGTCATGTCGTCTTCCACATCAGCGAAGTAAATCGCCTCGGCGGAAGCCTTGAACGTCTCAATCGTCTTGTTCACCGTATCCCGCTGGGCTTGCGCTGCGGATTCGGATTGCGCCTGAAGCTGGGCTTCAAGCTGTTGCATCCTCTGCAAGACGGGCTGGAGGGCGGGCTGCTGTTGGGGCAGGTTCCCTTGCGCGTATTGCCGAAGGTCTACACCGTAAGCTTGCGCCAAATCCTGAATGGCTGCAAGCGGGTTCTGTCGCAGGTAAGCATCGGCGTTGAGCAACTGACCAATGGCCGTCGCTTCATCCACGCCGTGTGCGCTCCACCGCTCCCGATGCGGGGCGATGACCTGTTCGATGGGCTCATAACGCTTGAGTTCGGACGCCCGGCTTTGCAGGCCCTTGTCCATGTCGCGTTCGCGCTTCAGAACCTCGTCCTGAATGTGCGGGGCGAGTTGGGCGAAGTCTGCCTTTGCCTGCGGGCTCCACGAGGCCGGGGGCTTGCGGGGAGCCTCTTCGCCATCCTCGGGCTGTTCGCCTTGCGGAGCCTGTTCGGCGGTCTCTACGGGCGCTTCAGGCTCTTCCTTGGGCTCCTTGGGTGCGAACTTGCCAGCCTCATCCCGTGCCGGTCCGGTATCCTCGGGCTGTTCCTGCATGGCGGCGAGAACGTCCGCGCCGATGTCGTCGGGCTTCTCTTCGGTTTGGTCGGTCATAGCTTACCCTCGTAGCTGTTCAATGGCTCTGGCGATGTCGCGTCTCGGGTCGCCCATTTCCCGTTCAGGCGGCGGCGTGTAGCCAGCCGGGTCGTTGCCGACGATCTCGCAACCGTTCTCGCGGACGTGGCGGTAATAGGCTGACTTGGAATCGAACATCTTGCCGGTGATCGGGCTCGCCGTGCCGTCCAGGTGGTCGGAAATGACGTAAGGCCCCGCCGCACGTTGATAGGCCTCCCGCTTGGGGATTACCTCGCCGTCGCGGTAAACGAATGTCTCTCGGGCCATCAGGCGGGAACCAGAACGGTGAAGTAGTCGGGATCGGTGAACGTCCCGGCCACGTTCTTGAACTCGATGGTCAGGGAGGTTCCGGAGATCAGCGCCGTTGCGTACCCGACCAGAGCGTTAGTCGAGATGGGCGTAATGAGAACGCCGCCAAGGGTGGGGGTGTTGTCCAGCGTCAGGGTGAAGCGGCCCGTATTGGTTCGCGACGCGCTCGCAATGCCGGTCGATGAGCCGCTAAGCGAGCCGCCGCCGGTCACGAGGCCAACGGCGTTGAAGGACGTGACGCCCAGCGTGGTTCGTGCGGTTGCGGCGTCGGCGTCGTCCAGCAGCGTGCGGGCGAAGCTGGTCAGGGTGGTCGTCGCGACGGCGGACGATGACGTGAAATACGGAACCTTGTCAGCCGCCCACGTGAGCGAGGCGATGGCCGCCGTCTTGGCGCTATACGCCTGAACGTCGGTGCCGATCACGAGGCCTAGCGAGGTCCGCATGTTGGCGAACGTCTGGCCTACGAGGGTAATCCCGTTGGCGCTGAAGTCGGTGGTCGCCATCGTGGACGTGCCGGTAAAGTACGCCACCTTGTTCGCAGCGCCGGTCAGGCCAGCGAAGGCCGCAAGCTTGGCGTTGTAGGCTTGTACGTCGGTCCCAATGACCAGCCCAAGCGAGACGCGCATGTTTGCGAAGGTCTGGCCTACCAGCGTGCGTCCGTTGGCGCTCAGATCGAAGGTCGCGTAGGTATCGCTCGCCGTCGTATAGATGCCCTTGTCGGCGGCGGTGGTCAGGCCAGCGATAGACAGCAGCCCCGCGTCATAAGCTTGCACGTTTGTTCCGATGGCGAGGCCAAGGTTCGTGCGGCAAGTGCTGGCGCTGTTTACGTCGCTGAAGTTGTTCGCAACTGCGAGATACGCGCTCGCGGATGCGGTAGCGATGGAGCCCAGCCCCAGGTTCGTCCGTGACGTGGTGATGTTCGCAACGTCGGACAGGTTGTTAGCGGCCAGAAGGTCGCCAGCACCGGCCCCGGTGTTGACGTAGGTCTTGAGGTCCGATGCGTTTAGCTTGGTCATCGGGCCGGAGCCGCGATAAAGCACCATCAGGTCGGTATCGAGAACCGGCGTTGAGGTTGCGCCTAGCTGGGCGGGTGTTTTCTCGCCCACTTACGCAACCCACTCGATAATGCAGTAGCCACCGCAACCAGCGCCGCCAGCCGCGTTCTGACCGCCACCGCCACCGCCAGCCCCGTAGGCCGTAGCAGCCGCAGCAGTTCCTGCCGTGGTGGTCGCGCCGCCAACACCGCCGTTGCCGAATGACGTGCAGCCGCCCGCGCCGCCGCCGATATTCGCGCCGCCCGCGACGAACGCATTACCGCCAACCGCGAGGAAGCTGCGCGACAGGCCGCCCCCGCCCGAGCCGGTGCCTGCGCCCGCGCCGCCGCCAGTTCCAGACTGTGTGTCGCCAGAGGCCGCCGAGACGCCCCCCGAACCGCCCGCCGCCGCGCCAGCCGTTCCGCCGACACCGCCCGCAAAGAACGATACGCCTCCGCTTCCGTGGCCACTTGTCCCACCGGCCCCGCCGTTGGCTGCCCCGCCCACAGCTCCAACCCCGCCGCCAAGCGCGACGATATCGGGCGATACCCCGCCAGTGACGCTAGACGCACCGCCAGCGGTGCCGCTCCCACCAATCGCGCCGCCAGCACCGCCCGCACCGATGGTAACGGTGAGCGTAGCTCCCGAGGCGACCGACATGGCCCGGCGATTGACTGTAAATCCGGGACCACCGCCTCCACCGCCACCGCCCGTGGCATGACCGCCGCCACCGCCAGCGCCTCCGCCCACAAGCGTGATGATGGCTGCGGTTACCCCGGTGGGGACAACGACGGAGCCGGTGGCCGCGACAGGAACCGCTTTGGATACTGCCGGGAAACGAGAAATGCCGTCCATCTAGCCCACCAACACGACAAGCTTGGAAGCCGCCGTTCCTATTCCAGTAATTGCGTTCACGGGAGCCGGAACCGGAGCCCAGCTATCCCCAGGGCGAAGCGTAATGCCCGGCATGGTTCCCGGCGCTGCGGTGCCGCCCAGCGGGTCAATCGTCCAGTTGGTCGTGTTCTCAATCGGGTTGACGATCAGCAGGGCCTTACGCGCGGTTGATGCCGCCGCGAGCGATTGAGACGCGCCCGTGGCCGACGCGATCGAGCTTGACGTGTAGGTGACCGACGCGACGGAAGGCTGACCTGCCCCGCCGCTACCCGAAGACGAGGTAACCAGCGGGTTTGCCGTCGTGCCTAGCGCCTGTTCGTTCGTGTCAACCAGTGTGGTGGGTGCGCCCATCTAGCTATTCCTTACGACTTGCGGGCGCGGGTCGCGCGCCATTGCCTGTTGATCCAATTCCTGTTGCTTCACCCTCAGCATCAGGTCGGCCATGTCTATCTGTGCGTCCTGCTGGACCTGTTGCGCGCCTACCTGTGCGTCCATTTGCTTGGCTTGCGCGGTAATCATTTTCGCCTGTTGCTCGGCAGGGTCGGGCGGTGGCGGTCCCGGAGGCGGTGCCTCAGTCGGTTGCGGCGGCATGGCCCCGATCTTGTCCACTACCGAGTCAATCGTGTCCTCAAGCTCACGGCCAACCGGGAAGGCGCGGACCACGAACTTGATGAGTTCAGCCACCAGTAGCCCGGTGGGCGGCGCGGCTTGAACCACGGGCAAGGCCTGTTGCAGCAGCGTGCCGATCATCTCAACGAACTGGACACGCGAGGCTTGGTCGGCTTGCTGGTCAGGCTCAACCGTCGAATCCGCCTCGATGTCGATGCGGAACGTTCGCATGGCATCGTTACGAAGCAGACCGATCACGTCTTCCCACGTCGGGCCTGCAAGCTGTTGCTCAATCTCGGGCGGGACGGGCTGGCCTTGGGCCTGCGCCTGTTGCGCTTCCATCATGGCGGCTTGCTTCTCATCGGCCATCATGAGGTTTACGCCGGTCATGACCTTCAGCGTCTCGGGCGAGAACTTCTCCGAGATAATCTCGCCCTTGATGCGGATGATGTCGCGGGCAAAGCGGGCGATTTCCTTCTGGCGGTCACGAACGCGGAGGCTGCCCCATTGCGCTTTGATCCCTTGTGCCGTAGCGGTTTCCCCCGGATCGCTCGCACCCCGCACAATGTCGGAAATGCCCGTGATCTGGTAGATGTCCTCAAGGATTTGGCGGCGGGCCTCCACCGTGGCCTGAAGCGTCTGGACAACCTGCTCGATGGGTATCCATTCGATGATCCCCCGAGCGCCCCCACCCTCCTTAAGCTCCTGCCAGCCCGCGACGGGGATAAGCCCGTTGTCCGACGACTTGAAGGCGTTGGCGAGTTCGACTTGGTGATCCCCGGCATAGAAGCCCACAAGTCTCAGAGCATCGGTCAGGCGACCGATCTTGCCGGTCAGGTCGTTTAGCTCTTCGGCCTGATCCTGGTAGTAGGCGTAATCCGGGATGGGAAGGACGCTATCCTGCGCGCACGTCCCGAGCAGAGGCCTCGGGCACGGGAAGAAGTCTTTCAGGTTCAGCGGGTCGTCGCGAACGTCAAGCACGTCCTGATAGCCCTTGCAGACCCAAATGGCCTTGCGGGTTACCTTGTCCCAAATCTCATAGACCAGCGCGGCTTCAGGCTCGTGCTTGTCGGACGTGTTGCCCTCGCCGCCCATCGAGCCCTCGGGCGAATAGTTGAGCGTGACCTGTTCGCCCTTCTTGCCGAAGCGCTCCTTCAGCGCCGCACGGCTCATCGGAGCCCGACGCCAGACGAACTTCACCTCATCCCACGTCCGCGCCTGATTGTGGCCGAAGTCGTCCCACGCTACGTGGTCGCAGCAGACCTCTTCGAACTCCAGCCGTTCCTCTTGGGCGTAGAACTTGCCGTCGCGCTCCTCGGCAGCTTCGAATGCGGTCCCGGCCTCATCCTCGTAGCTGATTGAGACGCCCTCTTCCGGAGCGCTCAAGGGACCATCAGGCCCCATCGGGGTAACTTCCGTCTCAACCGTCTTGAAGTGCGGTTCGTATCTGATCCACACCTGACCACGGGCGAGTAGCAGGTAGTCATCGCGGCACAGCTTCATGCGCCCGTCGAAGTCGTAGGCGTCCAGGCTGTAGGCAATGGCGCGCTCAAGCACTTCGGAGGCTTCGCGCCCTACCGGGTCTTCATCCTTGAACCGGCGAAGCACAGCGGCCTTGGGCGTGCGAGCATAGACCGCCGGGCCTAGCGTCTGGATATTCGACCACAGGATGGCGAACTTGCGGTCAATGACCTGATCGGGCAGCGCCGGGCGTTCATCCTTGTAGCGGGTGATGATGCGCTTTGAGCGGGCGGTCCAGTCACGCGACCACTTCAGCGACGACTCCACCTCCGCCAGCCACTTGCGGGCCAGCCTTGCGCCGTCAGTCGAGGGGTTTGCCGGTTCTTTCGCCACGGCCCATGCTTAGCGGTATTTGGATACCACGTCTATACGCGAGCGGAACGCTTGGGTTGACTCTTCATCATCTGGTCAAAGGACATATCACGGATGCCCTTGGGCTTGGCCGTCTTCTTGTCGGGCTCGCCCTTTAGCTCCTTCCACGCCATGGCGAGATAGCGGAAGGCGTCGGCGGCGTGGCTGGTCCAGTCATGCAGGGGCTTATCCTTGAAGCACTTCTTCGCATCGTCCCACTCGCGGCGATACTGCCTCAGCGCCTCTAACCCGGCCTCGCACTTGGTCTTGTCGAAGCGTGTCCTGCCGATGGTCTGGCGAGCCGCATTGATGCCGTCTTCAATCTTGTGCAGCGGGACGATCTTGGGCTTGCGTCCGAGCTTCAGCATTTCCTCCACGCGGGTCTTGGCGAGGCTGCCTGTCCACATGCGGGCCTTGGCGTCGTGCGGAACGTAGTCGGTGCCGTAGGTGTAGGGCTTGGCGTTCAGGACTTCGACGTAGTGCTCGGGTCCGTATCCGGAAGCGGCATAGTAGTCGATGACATGAACTTGCGGACCGGCGACCTGAAAGAACCAGATGGCCGTATCATCCCCGACGCCAAGGTCCCATGCGGTGTGGACAGGGAAGGCCGGGTCATAGGGCAAATCAAGGATACGCCCGTCAGCGTCTGCATCGACCATCTCCCGTCCGGAGTATGCGCCCAGCACAGCTGCTTCGAAGGCACAGAAATACTCCTGTTCGATCAGCGCGTCACCCGCATCAGCCCCAAAGATGACGTGATACTCGCCGCGCTGGC